CTCCAGCTAGTGAAGTAATGTGGATTGCTATGAATACTATGATTGAACAAGAAAAACAGTTGTACACAACATCAAGAGATGCAGTAAATATAGACCTTACCGCAAATATACAAGCTATTAAAAATAAGTTTGTAATTAAAGCTATTACTGCTGGACATGAAAAACAATTATTTACTTCTAAACCCGATGGTTCATCAACAGGATATAATTGGACAAAAATTAATCAAGAAATTAAATCTGATAAAGATTATTATGATTATAAATTATCAAAAACTGAAAAGGAATATGCTTTAGAATATGTAAAAAATCAAGCATTAGAGCAAGACTTTTTTGAAACTAGGGCAAAAAGCCAACATAATGAGAATAAATTTAAAGTTAATATTGAAGGTATTAGAGATGGCACAATACCTCCAAGCGAAGTAGAAAAAATAGAATTTACAGAAGATGAAGAAGGAACAAAATTAAAAGATGCTCTTGTAACTTATTCAAGAAATAAAATGTTAGGTAATCTACCAGACGAATCTATATTGCTATGTTTAGAAATTTAAGATCAGAAGTTGTTGAGATGAATGTTACATCTTTAACAGAAAAAGTAATTCTATCTTCGGATAATAAATTAGATAGTCGAACTAGAGAAGAATATTCTAATAAGAAGGGTGAATTTGTAGGTATGAGTATTATGGAAAGAGTTAATGCAGGATTATTAAGTGATGATGATTATGGAAGATTATATGCTATCATTAATGATCCACAATTAACTACAAATTTAAGAGAATTTTCCAAACTAATTAAAGCACACGAAAAAGAAATTAGAGGTGTTTTACATAAATATGATTTAAAAGCAGATGTAAGAGTATATCAATTAGAAACTATAGCGGAAAGAGCATTTATTAAGGGATTAAAAGATGGAAAAAAACCAGAAGATATGCTTGATCCTTTTCACGATGATTTTATTTTAAAACCTGCTTTATTAGAAAAATATGTCATAGATATAACTACACAATCTAAAAGTATTGCTGAACAAATGGCTGCTAAATCTACCACTATTGGAGAAGTAAAATGGAAAGGGCCTGTATGGGAAAATTATAAAGATAAATATGCTACGATAGATGATTTTGATAATGGTATAGAAATGAGAACTTATATGGAAACTGAAAGTTATAAAAAATGGGATAAAGCAACAAAAGGTGCAGATGTTAAAGTTGCATCTGGTACTAAAAAAACAAAGAAAATTTCTAATATAAAAGTAAGCGGTCTGTTTAAATTTAAAGAATATGATAATGGAAGTATTGAACCAATAACAAAAGCAAAAACTTTAAGATATTTTGAATGGTTAAAAATTTATGGCAAAACACATCATAAAGATGGAACTCCTAAAAATCTAGGATTCCTTATGGAAGAATAAACATTAAATGGCTAATTGGGAAGCAATACATAATGCTACAGGTGCTAGTGATGACACCGAAGCTATGCAAATCTATAATCAAAAAAAGTTATTAAGACTTAAAGCGGCAGGTGGAACTGATGAAGAAATATTAGGTACTAATAAAAAATCTTTATTATTAGAAAACGAAATGACTTCTTTTTGGCAAAATCCATTAGAAGCTATTGAAGATTGGGCTGTAGGAGATGATGCTGATTGGCAAACATATTGGGAAAGAGGTTTAGGTAAATCTAATATAAACCTTTGGATGCAACATAGAGCAAGTCAAGGTAAAACTACTTTTGGTAAAACAGGTTATGATTGGAGAACAGCATTTGATCCAGAACCAGAAGATACAGGTGCAATAGAACGATTATTTGAAACATTAGCTAGTTTAGGAGCAGACGCACCTACATTTGGAGTTGGTGCAGCTATAGGAAGTTTAACTGGAAATCCTTTTGGTACAGGTTTTGGTGCTGGTTTTGTAAATGATTCTATTAAACATATGTATCTTGCAGCATTAGAAAGAGGTGATGTTGATACATTTGGAGAATTTTGGAATATGTTTTTAAAACACGGAGTTAAAGAAGGTATTAAAGGTGGATTAACAGTTGGTGCAATGTCAGTAGCACCTGCGGCATTACCTTATTTAAAATTAGGTAAGTGGAAACCACCAATAAATAAATTTACAGTAGCGTCATCAAGGTGGGCGGCTCTTACAGGCGTAGGTTCGGCAGTTGAAGGTCAATTACCTACAAAAGAATTAATGGTAAATAATGCTTTAATTCTTGGAATGTTTGGTTTTGTTGATCCTAAAGCAAATAAAATGGTACAGGCAAGTGCATTAAAAAATAAAACAGATGGTTTAACTATAACTGAACAGCTTTCAAAAGATGTTGTAATGAAACAAGAAGCTGGTAGTAAAAATAAGAAAACATTTTCTAAAGATAAAAAACTTGTTGAATCTGAAATTACGAATTTAAAAGAAAAATTAGCTGAATTAAATAAACTTGATAAGGAATCAAAACCTAAAGTAATTAAAAGTAAAGAAATAGAAACTCAAAGAATTGAAAAAGAGATTAAAACTTTAAAGCAAAATATAAAAGAAGCTAAAACTGAATCTATTGAATCTTTAAATAAAACTAAACTTGAAACATTAGAGAAAGAATTAATAGATATTAAAGAAGATAAAGGAAAAGTAATAGAAGAAAAAGATGTAGAAACTTTTACAAAAGAACAAAATGTAAGACTTGAAAAAGAATTAGTAGAATTAGAATCTAAACGATCAGATGTTCAAGCTGAAATTAATTTACTCAAACAACGAAAGAAAAATAATCAATTTTATAATGATTCTAGATTAAAACTTCTAAAAATAAAAGCCAAAAAACATACTGCTGAAATAGAGAATAAAAGAACATTATTGAATAAAGATAAGACAATAGCTGAGATAGAAAAGAAATTAGCTGAAAATGGTGAACCTGTAATTAAAACATTTGAAAAGAATAAAGAATTTAAACAGCATAAAAACGAAAATATTAATTGGATTTTTAATAAAACAGCATCAGGTAAGACCAAATTAATAAATCAATCAATAGAATCTGTAAAAAATAGTTTTATAAAAAGTTGGTTAGATAGATTATATCCAATATGGAAACTTGTAGAAAATGCTAAAAAACGAGGAGTAAAATTAACTTCGTGGGATGTTTATAAACAAATGCGTATTCAAATGGGTAATATTGGTAAAGGGTTTCATTTTATCAAAAAAGCTACATTTGATTTTAAAACTTTAAAAGATAATGGGAAATCTTTTGTACAAGTATTAGATAAAGCAATAAAAACTACAGAAAATTATCAAGAATTTACTTCATTTGCTATTGCTAAAAGGGCAATGGAAAAATATGAACAAGGTATTTCTACTATTTTTTCACTTACAAAAGAGAATAGACAACGGCTAACACAAGTTATTAAAGAATTTGAAGGTAAATATGGAGAAACATTTAAAGAACTAAATCTATATCAACAAAGAGTTTTAACATATTTAAAAGATGCTGGTGTATTATCAACAGAATTATATGCAAAAGTATTAGAGTTAAATCAAGATTATGTGCCTTTAAATAAGGTATTAGATATTTCTTTATTAACTAAAAATAATAAAGGCAATACAGGTCTAGGTACTATGGTTAAAAATCCATTAAAAAAAATGGAAGGTACTCCAAAAGATTTAGTTACGATTGATCCAATAGAAACTATGTTTTTAAATACATTACATTTTATTCAAATTGCTGAAAAAAATTCTGTAAATAAAGCATTTATTAAAATGTCTTTAGAAGCACAAAAACTCAAAAATAGAGATGTATATGATCCTTTTGCAGATATATATGAAGTAAAAAATATAAAAGAAACTAAAGTTTCTGCTAAAGAATTAGAAAGTCTGTTTTTAGATAGTAAAGGAATAAGTGAAACTATTAAACAGGGTTTAACAGTATTAAGAAAACAAGATGGATGGTTAAAAGATACTGAAATCCCTGTCTATGAAAATGGTAAATTAAGGGTTTATGAAATAGGAATGGAGTATGCTACAGCTTTAAGAGATGTAAATATATACCAAGCAAAAGTTTGGGCTAGAATAGCAGCCGTACCTACAAAAACATTAAGAGCAGGTGCTACACTTGATCCAGCTTTTATTATTAAAAACTTTGGTAGAGATACATTTTTTGCTACAGCATTTTCTAAAAATAATTTTATACCTATTTGGAGTTCGTTAAAAGGTCTATTTCATTTGGTAAGAGAAAAAAAGACAGGGGATGCGTTATATGCTAAATTTATGAAGTCTGGTGCAATGCAATCTACATTAATTTCATTTGATAGATCATATTTTAAAGATGGGCAAATGTTAGCAGAATTAACAAAACGTACTTTGCATAATGGTATTAAACCACAAAATTGGTTAGAATCACTACGAGTATTTTCTGAAATAATGGAAACATCTTCAAGATTAGAAGATTTTAGAATGACGATGATAAGATTAGAGAAAAAAAATTCTAAATTATCAAAAAATAAACAGATAAGTGAAAGACAAATAATGGAAGAAGCAGGTTTTGAAGCTAGAGATTTAACAGTAGATTTTAGAAAAATGGGGAATCATATGCAAGGATATAATATGATTTCAGCTTTCTTTAATGCTAGAGTTCAAGGTTTATTAAAGATTAAAGAAGGTTTAGATTTTGTATCTAATCCTAAAAGAGCAGCAAAAGTTCTTGCTCAATCTATGTTATGGATAACAGTACCTTCAATGTTATTATGGTATAAAAATAAAGATAGCCAAGTATATAAAGATTTACCCCAATGGCAAAAAGATTTAAGTTGGATTATAATAGCTGATGAAGGTACACCCGATCAAATAGTATGGAGAATACCAAAACCATTTGAAATAGGATGGTTATTTGGAACATTGCCAGAAAGAATAGCTGATTGGATGTATCAAGAAAATCCAGATTCATTTAAAGATAGTGTAATAGATTTAACTGATGATTTAATTGCATCACTTGGCCCAATACCAGAAATTGCAAAACCTTTTATAGAAGATAGTAGAAATGAAAATTGGTTTTTTGAAAGACCTATTGTACCTTATAATTTAGAAAAAATATTACCAGAATATCAATATACTGAATATACAAGTGAAACAGCTAAATTAATTGCTATGGCTTTTGCTAAAGTAAGAGAAAGTTTAGGCATGGAAGAATTATGGGGGCCAAGTTTAGACAGTCCAAATAAAGTTCAAAACTATATACAAGCGTGGACAGGTGGATTAGGTAAACATATGTTAGATATATTAGACTATTCATTTAAAACTATAGGTATTGTTACACCACCTGTTAAACCTTGGTCTGATAATTGGGTTAGAAATTTATCAGATATAATAATAATTAAAGCATTTGTAGTTAGACATCCTAGTGCTAGTGCTGAACCTGTACATAAATTTTGGAAATTATATAGACCTATTAAAACAAAAATGGATACATTTGAGAAATTAATGTCTGATAATAATGTTGATGAAGCTATGAAGGTATGGGAAAGTATTGATCCAGAATTATTATATTTAATAGAAATGTCTAAACCTATTAAAGAAATGGGTGATGTTATTAGTTTAATCTATAAAAATGATGGTATATCAGCTAATGATAAAAGACAGTTAATTGATGGCTTTTATGAAAATATGATAAATATAGCAAAAGAAGCTGTGAAGCTGAAAAAGGAATTAATGAAAAAGTAAAATGTTTAAAAATCAAAAGAATAATGGTAATATAGAGTAAAAGAATTATGACAATTTCAACCACGATAATTAAAAATAGCTATTCGGGTGATGCTAGTACAACTGTTTTCGCCTATGCTTTCAAGATAGTAACAACAGCCGATATAGAGGTTATTATTCGATCTTCCGCAGGTGTGGAAACGACTAAAACTCTGACGACACATTATAGTGTAAGCGGTGCGGGTGTTGCTACAGGTGGAAATGTAACGATGGTTAC